GAAGATGCTACACTAACCAAGGCTTGGTCAACAGACGCAAGCGGTTATATTCCAATCTGGTACTAACATGGCGATATATCGTGGTCCCGGTGGTCCCGGTGATGCAACAGCCGATCAAGCAAACACAGCGCAGTTAGCACTTACTTATGCTAACCAGTCTGCTGCGAGTGCTGCTGCGGCGGCGGCATCTGCTCAGAGTACAATCGACTTTACTAGCGACTTAGATGTAGTAGTCTCTTCGTTGCCTGCTGGCTCAACACCGACTGTATCGTATAACTCTACAACTGTTTCGCTGTCCTTTGGTATTCCTGATGGCACTACTGGCCCGACAGGCCCTCAAGGCCCACAAGGATCTGCCGGCCCCACTGGCCCTACAGGCCCGACAGGTCCTAATGGCCCAACTGGACCGGCTGGACCAACAGGACCGACTGGCCCGACAGGCTCTCCCGGTCCTACAGGCGCTACTGGACCAACAGGCCCGACTGGTCCGACAGGATCAGCAGCTACGATTGCTGTTGGTACAACCACTACAGGCCCAGCAGGCGGCAGCGCCTCTGTAACCAACAGTGGTTCATCTTCAGCCGCAGTCTTTGACTTTACTATTCCGACTGGTCCGACTGGCCCCACAGGCCCTACTGGGCCAACAGGACCCACAGGTACAACAGGACCCACTGGTGCTCCCGGACCGACAGGGCCAACAGGGTTGACTGGACCTACCGGCCCAACCGGGGCTAATGGCCCACCAGGGCCTACAGGGCCAACAGGCCCGACTGGAACCGCAGCTACAATTGCTGTGGGAACCACTACTACAGGGCCTGCTGGTGGAAGCGCTTCTGTAACCAATAGCGGCTCGTCTTCTGCGGCAGTCTTTGATTTTACTATACCAACAGGCCCCACAGGCCCTACAGGGCCAACTGGTGCCGCAGGATCACCCGGACCTACTGGTCCTACTGGGCCGACAGGACCAACTGGCCCTACTGGGCCGACAGGAACATTTCAAACAGGCAAAGCAATAGCTATGGCTATTGTATTCGGAGGTTAATATGGCAGCACCTAATATCGTAAACGTAGCAACTATTACTGGTAAAACCGTTGGAGCAGCTCTGACCACTTCATCGGCTGACATCGTAACTAATTCAGCAGCTAGCGGTAAAGTGTTTAAGGTCAATGCGATCTATGTATCTAACGTCGATGGAACCAACAATGCCGATGCTACTGTTGCATTCTATAATGCGGATAACACTACATCATATAAGTTAGTACACACGGTTACAGTACCAGCAGATGCTACTTTAGACATCATAAGTAAAGCTATTTACCTTGAAGAAGGCGACAAGATTACAGCCTTGGCCTCTGCTGCAAGTGACCTTGAAATCATTGTTTCTTACGAGGAACTTTCTTAATGGGTCGTAGACATAATGGCGGTGTTGTTGGTGTTCGTAACACTACTACAGCCTCATCTGCCAAAGGACGCTTCTCTCTTAATGAGGTACTAGAGGCACTCAAAGGTTCTCTTTGGCCTTTGCAGCCAGTTTTAGGTGACTACCTAGTAGTAGCGGGTGGTGGTGGGGGTGGGTCTTTAGGCGGTGGCGGCGGTGCTGGAGGTTATAGAACCTCTGCTGGAACATCAGGCGGCGGTGCATCTGCCGAAGCAAAATTAGGTTTGACATTGGGTGTTGCGTATACAGTAACCGTTGGCGCTGGTGGCGCTGGTGGTGCTTATGGCGGTTCAAGAGGAACTAACGGAGGTAACTCTGTATTTTCAACTATTACCTCTACTGGTGGTGGCGGTGGTGGTGGCTGGTCGGAAACAACCGATGGAAAAAATGGTGGATCAGGCGGCGGGGGCGGTTCAGGTGGAAGCGACGGAACTGGTGCTGCTGGAACTGGAACTGCAAATCAAGGTTTTAACGGAGGCGCTGCTGGTAACTTTAATGTTTCTCCTTATTACTCAGGTGGCGGTGGCGGTGCTGGCGCAGTAGGTGCTAGTGCAAACGCCGCAAATAATGGTGGAGCTGGTGTTGCAACAAGTATTACTGGTTCGTCTGTTACTTATGCTGGTGGCGGTGGCGGTACTGGATGGGCTAGTGGTAGTGGCGGTGCTGGCTCAGGCGGTAGTGGAGGTGGTGGTAATGGTGCAAACAATACAACTGGCGGTGCTGGAACTGCAAATACTGGCGGTGGAGGCGGCGCTTCAGGCTATCCAGGAGCATCAAATTTTGCCGCTGGTGGCGCTGGCGGCTCTGGCATAGTTATCATTAAGATTCCTGACACCCGCACGGCTACATTCTCAGGCGGTGTAACTCAATCCTCCACAACATCTGGCGGCTTCAAGATTTACACCGTGACTGCAACATCAACGACTTCTGAAACGGTAACATTCTCATGAGTCATTTTGCTAAATTAGACAACCTTGGAACTGTTGTATTTGTCACAGTTGGTAGGCAAGAAGATGACGGTAAAGAGTTAGAACTCTGCGCTAGAACTGGTGATACCTATCGTCAAACTTCTTACAATACTCGTGGTGGTGTTCACTTGTTAGGCGGTACTCCTTTTCGTAAAAACTTTGCTGGCATCGGCTACACATACGATCCTGTACGAGATGCGTTCATACCGCCAAAGCCTTATGCATCGTGGGTTTTAAATGAGGATAGTTGCTTATGGGATGCACCTGTTGCCTACCCAGATGACGGCAAGCGTTATTCATGGGATGAGGTTACAACTTCATGGGTAGAAATTACTAAATGAATGCAATGTGGCAGATGTGGCAGCAGAGGTATCCTAAAGAACTTTGCAGCACCATAGTAGAGCAGGCAAAAGAGATAGCACCGCAGGATGCAATAGTAGGTTTCCAAGGCTCTAACGTAGACACCAAGGTTCGTAGAAGTAAGGTTAGGTGGATTACTAGAGACAATAAAGACCTTGGTTGGTTGTACCATGAACTAACTAATCTGTTTCATGTTGCTAATCATAATGCCTTTGGATCTGAGTTGTGGCACTTAAATGAGATTCAGTTTACAGAGTACAACGCAGAAGACCAAGGTTATTATAATTGGCACAATGATGTAAACTGGGATGATGGTAGACAAGTACACAGGAAGTTATCTCTGGTGTGCCAACTGTCTAGCCCAGAAGAGTATGAAGGTGGTGAGTTTGAGATGCAGCCGTTACATCTCAGCGCCCCTAAACAAGAACACCTTAAGACACAAGGAACTGTTTTAGTGTTTCCTTCCTTTGTGGTTCATAAGGTAAATCCCGTAATTAAGGGCACTAGACACTCGCTAGTAGCCTGGATGGAAGGACCTAAGTGGAGATAGTGATGTCACCAATAGACCAAGTTAAAGGCCAACTTGACACCCATGAAGCAGTATGCGCTGAACGCTATGCAGGCATCAACGCTAGACTAAAGAGACTAGAACAGATCCTTCTTGGGACTACTGGTTTCATTGTAGTTCTACTACTCAGCTTAGTTCTTAAAGTAGGCTAAGATGAGCAGAAAAGTATCAGCAGTTACAACTAAGACTACTACTACCAAGGATACTATTCTTACGGTGCCTACGAAGAATACTGGTCTGTGGCAGGTTATGTATGTAATTAGTCTTACTGGTAACGATACCCCAAAGGTCTACTGGTACGATGTTTCTACCAATACTGAGTACTTTATTGTTGGCGGTAAGAACTTAGGCGCTGGTGAGTTTATTTTACTTAGTAATGCCGAAGTAGTAATGCAGGCTGGTGACCAGATTCGTGTACAAAACTCAAGCACCAACACAGTAACCTACATAGCAACAGTCGAGTTTATCCCTGAAACCGCAGTTCAATTCCAATTCTAAGGAGAATAGTATGAAAGAATTTAAACCCTGCCCCGGATGTCCTAGCCCCGCTAAATGCAAGAAAGCAGGTAAGTGCATGAAGAAGACCTCTAAAAAACCAGCTAAGAAAGGTTACTAATGCCACTCAAAAAAGGTTATTCACAAAAGACTGTCTCTGCGAACATTCGCAAAGAGATGAAGGCTGGTAAGCCACAGAAGCAGGCGATTGCGATTGCTCTATCTACTGCTCGTAAGGCAAAGTCAAAGGCAAAGAAATGAAGCCCGGCCTCTATGCCAACATCAATGCAAAGCGTAAACGGATAGCGGCGGGATCTGGTGAGAAGATGCGTAAGGTCGGCTCCAAAGGTGCTTGCGTGAGCCAGAGGTTACTGCCGTTACTGACAACGCCTATTCTAAACTTATTGGTAGGTTCATCAACGATGCTAAACGGCAGGTTGAAGATGCCTACACTTGGAATGCTCTGTCTGAGACACTGACGGTGACCACCTCTGCTAACCTGTTTAACTATGTGTTAACTGGTATCGGTCAGCGGTTTAAGGTCATCGATGTTATTAACTCACAGTCTGACTGGTTCTTAAACTATGAGACAACTAGGAAGATGGATGAACTGTTCTTAAACAGCGGTACAGTATTAGTTGGTGCTCCTGATCGTTATAACTTTAACGGTGTAGACAACAACGGAGATACACAGGTAGACCTCTATCCTATCCCTGATGGTGTCTATGACATCTAC